CGGCAACAGATTTTAAGTCTGGTGTGTCTACCTATTCCACCATGCGAGCATTTGGTGGGCCCTCCGAGACTCGAACTCGGAACCGTTCCGTTATGAGCGGAAAGCTCTAACCAATTGAGCTAAGGGCAGATTCGTTAAGCGTTATCGATTAAACGCTGGAAAATTTTATATGGCATCATACTAAGCTGTATATAAACAGTCCAGAAGCCAATGTTCCAAATGATGATTTCAGGCCAGTTCATTTGCGAAATTCCACTTGATACCATTCACCATTGTGCTTGAATTTGATGATGCTGTGAGAATACACTGGTTTCTCTTGATTTTCATATAGTGTTTTAGTCTCACATTTTTGTTCCATGCGGTATCCAACAATTTTGTTGTTACCATTTTGACCTTTATCAGCACCAACAATACCACCAATAACAGCACCAGCAGCTGCACCGCCGTCGTCGCCTGTAACACCTTTGCCAAGTAGGCCACCAATAATCATACCCATCAGTGCACCACCTGCAGCATTACCTTGTTCATTAGAGTATACAGGAACTTCTACCTCATAACACTCTTCGTGTTTAAAGGGAACTCGTTGTTTAACGTAACGATACTCGTCAGTGATAGTAGCTTGCACTTTATCAGCATATGCTGGTACAGCCACCAATATAGCTAGAGCACTAGCTCCAATCTTTGATATCATAGACATCTTTATAAGCCTTTTCTGTGTCTGAGTGACCGTGGCGATAGCCGATAATGTATCCAATTACACCGCCACAAATAGTGCAAATGAATGCAGCTGAAGTTACAATACTCATGATACTCACCCCTGCTGAATAAAGTTTGGTTGAATAGTACTACAACCGTTGTCATATTCAAATGGATCTGAGTATCCAAAAATGGCCATCATGCCATCGTATTCTTGTTCTATCATGTTTGATTCCTTTTTTATCATATTATTAATATAATACTTTTTTGGAGAATGTCAACCTTTTCTTTCAAATTTTTTCACAAATTCTAAAAGAATTTTCTCTGATCGTTCTCTTGCTTCCTGTTCCCACCAACAAGTGTCATAGTTGTAACCCTCGTCAAGAAGCTCTCCAAGATTATCATACATAAACTGCTTCACATGAACCATTTCGTGGGCTATACTAGTATATATCTGGCTTATGTTCTTGTTCTTTTTAGAAATCAAAATTAGATAGTTATCTTCATCAATGTCAATGCATAGACCAGACTTATTGTTTACGAGCTTATCTTCAGCGAAGATCTCTATACTCTTCGGCCAGACTGGCAAATGCTCACAACAAAAACGAGTAAAACGTGTTGCAAGCTTTGGGTCTAATCCTTTTACTTTAACTTTCATCTCTGTATAACTTAGTTCTATTATTTATAGCTGTATTAATGATTTGCCATTTCACCCATGCTTCCATGCAATGTTCTATTTCTTTATAGAAGATAGCGTCGAGCAACCAGACTACGTGCCACTTACCTCTTCTCTTTCTTTCCCACTGCGCTGCAGAGAAGGATTGATTTAACCTGCCACCAATTATAACATTAAAAAGAATAGAAGTGGCAATAACTATTCTCTTAAAATACATCTTCATTTAATCTAATCCTTGTAGATCACTCTCATACTGTTTTGCGGGGGTTGTTTTATTCCAAAAATTTAATTCTGCTTGAGTTGATTTGATTTCCTTGGCTAGTTCCTTTACCATTTCATCTGTCAAGCTCATGATGTTGATGCGTAGCAATCTATCAGTGTCAGACTCAATAGCGTGTGTATTTTGCAGGATCTGATTACCAACATCTTTCTTATTGCGGTTTTTAAATACGATACGATCATCAAGTACTGCTTGGATGAATTGCATCTTTACATTTAACCAGCGAAGATCTTCTTGAGCTTCTTCTCTACGTTTCTCAATTCGTTGTTGTAGTATACCAAGGCGGTAGTCTACGAAGTCTTTGACTAGAATACGTTCATCTTTGTATTCACGAAGTCTTCCATCTGGTCCAATCACTGTTAAGTTTTCAGACAATGGCTTACTCAACTTAAACTTTGAAATGATCTTAGCATCATTCCAATTAGCTGAAGTGTTTTGCTTTAATTTGATTTCAAAAGAGAAACCAGTCTTATCACAAAGATCTTCGTATGATACGATATCACCTTCATCTTCAAGTTTATCAAGTACCTTAACATATGATTCACGATCAAAACCATAAGGAACTTCAGTAATCATCATTACTGTTTTGGTTTTCTTATGGTATTTACCATAAACAACATGTCGATCTTCAACTGGATCATAGTCGACACGTCCTTTGAACTCAGGAAAGGACACTGGCGCCTTGTTGGTTATATTACCATCCGACAAGTATTCATGAACGAGGCGAGAGAGGTCTTCTACTGATCGTGGTAGTATGTTTGTGGCAAAACCAGTGGCAATACCCTTAGTTCCGTTAGCCAATACTAAAGGAAGTACTGGTAGATAGAATGCTGGTGGTTCGTGTTCAGGATCATCGTGCGCGGGGGCCAGGTCAACATCGCGAATATACTTCTCAAAGTTTTCGCTTAGGCGCGTATAGACATAACGTGGTGCGCCTGCTTCTTGAACTAGTCGAGTACCAAAGGAACCACGACCCTCGACTAAGCAGACATTGTTATTCCACGTCGCAGCCATCAGTTGCCCGGCCCCCGCGGCAGAAGCCTCTCCATGATTGTACCCATAGTCTGATATAATACCTGCAACCGCGCTTACCTTTTTGAAGTCGCGTTTAGAGTTGAGGATACTGCTATAAAGGTAGAACCTTTGGACAGGCTTTAACCCGTCAATCATATTAGGAATCGCTCGTGATTCCACGGTATACATTGCGAAAGATTTCCACTCATTGGATGCAACCTTTGAGATTGGATATTCATTTGCTTCAACTGTAAATTCCATCAATGACATGACGAACCCTTTTTTAATTTATAAGACCATTCTATCACAGTTTTTGGTATATGTCAACTAAAATATTTGTCAAGCATCTCTAAAACATCGTCATATTTAGCAATCTCAAGGATTTCTGTTTCCATTGCTTCAAACACATCTGGATGTTCACCAATACCAGCTGGGTTGTTTAGATATACTTCAACATTCATTTTATGTTTATCAATATGACCTCTAGCATGCGAACGCAATGCATTAATCATAAAATCTTGGTCTAGTGCCATTTCTTATTCTCCTTATTGGAACATGTAGTCTTTACGTAATTGCGAATCTTTTCCAAACATCATTTGGAACATACCGGCATCGTCAACCGTAACAGTATCGTATACGGGCTTATTGATGATGGTATCATATTCTTCTTCAGTCAAACTTCCGAGCCCCTTGATGTAACGATGTTTCCATCCATCTTTGCTTGACTTAAATTTATTCGCCTCTTCATATGTATAAAACCACTTGATTTGAGATGATCCTTTTGTAGAAATCATAATAGGCGTTCTAGTGATCTTCACTTTCTTTTCAAGAAGAAGCCGAGGCCAAAACTTGTAGAAGAAAGCAATTAAAAGAGGACTAATGTGGCCGATACCATCATGGTCAGCATCAGTCAGTGTTGCAATATGTTCATATGTCATATCATCAACTGAGTTTGGATTTGTAATATCCAACCCAAGAACTGAGATCAATTCTGAGAGCTCTTTGTTCTTAAGAACGTCTGCAGGTTTCATATCCCACGTGTTCATAATAACACCACGAAGAGGATAAGCACCTACCTTGTTTGGATCACGTACTTTAAGAAGGAAGCCCATCGCTGAGTCACCCTCTACAATTTTCAAAGTGGCGTCATCCTTATTTGCTGCAATATGCTTAGCCACTTTAACCTTACGCAATTTCTTTTGAGCAAGGGTAGCGGCTCGTTTGTCTGCGGCAATTTTCTTTGCAAGCTGAGCCTCAATAATCGGATCAATAATAGATGGAGTATTCAGGATCTTACGAGCAAAGAAGTCAGCCTCACGAATGCCAGAAGCAATTGCATGCTCTTTTACATTACCCATAGGATTCGTAAGACGTTCTTTTGTTTGGCTATCGAATTTGGGATTAGTAAAGTTTTTAGCGAACATGACAAACGTGAGACCGCCTTTGATTGTCGACTTTACAACTTCAATCTTATACTTGCGCTTAATCATAGTTGTAAGTTCTTCAACAATACCATTCACGATAAAGTCTACATATGTACCACCTTGTCGTGTATTCACACCATTTACAAATGAATTGGTGCGGAAACCATCTTCAGATGTAGTGATGAAGAATGAAAGATCTTCAGTTTTCTCGATGATTGCTTCCTCACCAAAAAGCTCAGCATACTTCTTAAGGTTGTTTACCTTAATGCGTCGCTTATTAAAAGAGAATGCGATTTCAGGGAATGCCATTTGAAGTGAAGACAAACGATCTTCAATTAAAGCAACCGTATCGAGTTCTTGTAAACTGTCGACTTCAAACAATGCGAAATCAGGAGTAAACCAGACTTCAGTTCCGTTTCCATCTTTGGGAGTATTCTTTTCACTAACATCCTCAGCACCGTTTTTACATTCAACTGTAAGCATAGTGCCGTTAGACCAAGTCTTACCAACAAACTTAGATGATAAGAAGTTGGTTGCAGCTGAGCCAACACCATTTGTACCGATAGTCACTCGTTCATCATCAAAACTTGTACCTGCATTTACACGGGTCCAAGCTGCGGTTGCTCGAGCAACCTTGCTGTCTGTGGTCTCATCATAAACGAGCTCTTGCGGAATACCACGGCCGTTATCCGTAATCATCACCTTATTATTATCTATAGACACGTTGATTTTGTTCGCAAACTTAAAGTTAGTGCGAATGGCTTCGTCTATAGAGTTGTCAAGAATCTCGTCAATCATTTTTGATAGTGCTGGAACATACCGTGAGGTTTTCCATTCACCCATCACAAAACGCTCAACCTGTTCTTGGGCACTCGAGCCCATATACATACCAATGCGTTCTCTAACGTGTTGGCGAGCTGTTAAGATTTTGAACTGTTCAGTCAAGATTTTATCCCTTTTGGAAGCATTACTAAGTCATTCTATACTATTTCTTCTATTATGTCAACCCCTAAATTTTTCCAATCCAGTGGATACAGTCGTCACAAGGATCATCAAACATGTAACATCGATAGTCATTGTCCATGCAGTTCCTTTCGGTTGTTGGCTCATTATTTATAAATACTATCATAGAGTTTCAGAAACGTCAACAGGAAATTTCATATGATTACAAATTATCTGTCTCCAGTTGGCTTTGTGGTGTCAATTCAACGACTACCAAATGTAGAATTTTTCACACAAAGAGCAGCTATTCCAGGAGTCACCATCACACCCGCGCCGCAGGCTTCACCTATACACCAGTTGTATGCTGTTGGTGATCGCCTTGAGTACCAAGAACTTGACATGAATTTTATCGTGGACGAGTCTATGAATAATTATAATGAGATCCTTGCATGGATGGAGGGTATCGGCACACCAGAGAAGTCGACACAATTCAGAGATCTTGAGAAAGGTGATGGTACCACATCAGACATCCGCATCTTGATTTCAAACTCTAACAAAAATCCAAACATCGAGTTTACTTTCTTCGATTGCTTCCCAACTAGCCTCAGCCCAGTCTCTTTAGATGTGACAGGAACTGACGTCATCTACCCTGAATGTTCAGTAACTTTCAGATATACTCGTTTCGAATACAGAAAAATGTAGTTGACATTTCTATCAAAGTGTGATAGAATGTATTATAAAATGGTTTTGAAAGGTATGAAATGAGTACTGATGATATAAGTGAAATTTGGGCAAAAGATGCTAACATCGATGAAACAAATCTTATCGGCGAGTCTAAGAATATCCCATCATTACATAGTAAGTACTACAACCTGTACTTCCGAGAAGCTCTTAAAGTAAAGAAGCTCCGTTATGATTACAAGCAACTTGAGCTTGCAAAGCGAGAGTGGTATGACGGATCTATGGCTGAAGAAGATTTGAGAGAACGTGGATGGAGACCGTACCAGAAAAAAATCATTCGTCAGGATATAAATAACTATATTCAAGCAGACAGTGATATTGTAAATCTAAGTTTGAAGATCGATTACCATTCGGCTCGAGCAGATTACTTAGAAGATATTGTAAAAACTATTCATAGTAGAAATTTCATTATCAAGTCAATGATTGATGTATTGAAGTTTCAAGCAGGAGAGTACTAGATTATGAGTGAAGTGGTGAATGTTGAAGAAGGAAATGCTGTGCACCTGAAGGTGACGGCCGATCCCGGCACTCGCCAAGAAATTGCTGAATACTTTTCTTTCAAGCCATCCGGCTATCAATTTTCTCCAGCATATAAGAATAGAGTGTGGGACGGTACAATACGCTTGTATCAACCTATGCGACCAGTACTATATGTTGGTTTGTTTCCAAGACTAAAGAAGTTTTGTGAAGATCGTGGTTATGAGCTGAATGCGCCAGCACATCTAATGTATGGAGAGGATATTCCTGACGACTATGGTTATGAATTGGCTAAAGAGGTTAACTGTAAGTTTGAACCGCGAGATTACCAAAACCAATACGTTGTTGATGCAATCCGGGATTCAAGATCATTGTCCTTGTCTCCTACAAGTTCTGGCAAATCGTTAATTATCTATCTGATACAACAACACTATTGGAGAGTTTATGAGCACAGAACACTTATCATCGTCCCAACAATCTCACTGGTTCACCAGATGGCTGGAGACTTTAGGGACTATGGATGCGAGGACGATATATATACGATTCAGGGCGGTGTAGATAAGAATACAGACGCTTCGATTGTTATCTCAACTTGGCAGTCTCTCATCAAACAACCAAAGGATTGGTTCTCTCAGTTTGGTGTTGTACTCGGCGACGAAGCACATTTGTTCCAAGCTAAATCATTACAAAAAATTATGGAAGGTTTAGATCAGTGTTACTATCGACATGGCTTTACTGGTACTTTAAAATCAGAAGAAAGCAAGACTCATCGTTTAGTACTCGAAGGTTGCTTTGGCGGCGTAAGAAGACATGTGACAACTAAAGACTTGATGGATTCCGGTACTGTTGCAGACTTTAATGTTAAAGCAATCGTATTATCACATGAACAAGATGTAAGAAAAAGCTTTAAGAAAGCTCTTGGTCAGATACAAGTAGCAAGTAAGAAGTATCCTGCCGAAAGAGAGTTCATCGTCAACAATCACAAACGAAACATTTTCATTCGAAACTTACTTTGGTCTCTCAAAGATCAGAACAATTTGGTCTTGTTTGATTTGGTTGAGAAGCATGGTAAGATCCTTGAGCCAATGCTGCAGAAGGAAGGTCGCCAACTCCATTTTATATATGGCGCCACCAAAGGTGACGAGCGCGAGCGCATCAGACATCTAATTGAAAATGATCCTATCAAACAACATAACATCCTTGCATCATATGGTGTATTCTCGACTGGTGTGAACCTTAAGAAACTTGATAATGTGATCTTTGCATCTGGATCTAAATCTGAGATTAAAGTATTGCAATCAATTGGTCGTACCCTAAGAAAGGGCAACGACGCCGATAAGGCGACTCTGTATGATATTGCAGATGATCTTTCGGTAGGGACTTACCAGAACTATACTCTCCAACATTTCAGGAAACGGATTGAGATTTATGGTCAGGAACAGTTTGCTGTTAAGATCTACACAGTAGAGATCTAATATTGTTTTTATGGATGATAATCCAATTATACCAGGCATTGAAAGTGATGTCAAGGCTTTTTTTCACAAAATAGTAACTTTTTACAGTTGACATTTCAGTCAATATGTACTATATTATATCTAAGCAACATTAGGAGGCGCAGAGAAATGCTATGGCAAAACGCAAAACACGCAATTACGTAAACAACAAAGATCTTCTCGAAGCACTCATCAAGTACAAAGAAGAGTGTACAGAAGCAGAGGACGCAGGTGATCCGTTGCCACGAGTACCAGACTACATTGGAAAGTGTATCTATCAAATTGCTACTCGACTTGCAACGAAACCAAACTTCTCTGGATATTCTTATAAAGAAGATATGATTTCAGATGGAATTGAGAACTGCCTACTATACATTGGTAACTTCAATCCTGAGAAATCTCAGAATCCATTCGCTTATTTTACTCAAATTATTTGGTACGCATTTCTACGTCGTATTCAAAAAGAAAAGAAGCAGATGTATATTCGGTTTAAATCTTCGCAAAGTATGATTGCAACTGGCGGAACTTATGCCGGTGATGAGGTACAACTCAATCTTACTACAAGTGCAGACTATATGAATTCGTTTATTTCAGACTTTGAAGACAAGCTGCAAAAAGATAAGGAAAAGAAAAAGTGAAGATAGCAATCGTAACAGATATGCATATCGGAGTCCGTGGTGATTCCAAAGTTTTTGCAGATCATCAAGAGAAGTTCTTCTTAGAATGCTTCTTTCCATATCTTGACGAGCATGGGATTGATACTGTATTTGATCTAGGCGATACATTTGATCGTCGTAAGTTCATCAACTATGTATCACTAAAGCGTGGTAAAGAATTCTTCTTTGATCAGCTTGCAAAACGAAACATCGAGTATCATGCTTTAGTTGGAAATCATACGACATACTACACTAATACAAATCAGGTGAATAGTATGGATCTTCTTCTAAAAGAGTATGACAACTTCCATATCTATCAGCACGAAACAAAAGAGTTGACATTTGGATCAACTAAGTTTATTATGGTACCGTGGATTACAAAAGACAATAACCAGCATTGCTTTGATAGCATCAAGAACTCAGATGCTCATGTTCTTGCTGGTCACCTCGAGCTTAAAGGCTTTGAGATGCTGAAAGGTCAAGTTTGTACTCACGGTATGGATAAAGACATGTTCAGTAATTACGAGCAGGTTTGGTCTGGTCACTTCCATCATCCTTCTAAGTATGGTAACATTGAGTATCTTGGTGCACCTTACGAGATGACTTGGTCAGACTATCAGGGAAAGCGTGGCTTTCATGTTTTTGACACAGAAACAAGAGAGCTTACTCGAATTGATAATCCATTCCAGATATTCCACAAAATTGAATACGACGATAGTGATATGACAATTGAAGATATTGCTCACCTTGATACTACAAATATCAAAGACGCATATATCAAAGTGATTGTAAAGAACAGAACGAATCCTTACATTCACGACTTGTTTATCAACAAACTTGCAGACGCTGGTGCCACTGATGTAAAATCAATCGAAGACACCTTGAATATTGAAAGCGAGGGAATAGATGAGATCCTTGACGAAACTCAAGATACGAAAGACATACTTCATGCCTTTATCGATTCTTTAGAAACAAAGGTAGATAAAGTGAGTGTAAAGAGAGTTATTGATGATTTATATATTGAGGCACAAAGTATTGCATGAAGATATTATTTAAGGAATTACGTTACAAGAATATTCTATCCACAGGAAATTCTTTTACAACGATTCGTTTAGACGAAAAGACAAACACTCTAGTGAGTGGTACTAATGGCGCAGGCAAATCGACAATGCTTGACGCCATTGTGTTTGCTTTATATGGCAAACCTTTTCGTAAAATTAATAAGCCACAGCTTATCAACTCTATCAATCAAAAAGAATTACTTGTTGAGATTGATTTTGTAATTGGTCAAGCTCAGTACATGGTACGTCGTGGTATCAGACCTAACTTATTCGAAATGTATAAGAATGGTGAACTTATCAATCAAGATGCTGCGGCTCGTGACTATCAAACGTATCTTGAGAAAAACATTTTAAGATTAAATTATAAGTCGTTTACCCAGATAGTTGTATTAGGTAGCGCCACGTATGTTCCATTTATGGAATTACCAGCACACGGCAGACGTGAAGTTATTGAAGATCTTCTCGATATTCAAGTCTTTAGTACTATGAATACTCTTCTCAAAGAACATTTGATTGAGAACAAAGAAAAGATCTCTGAGAACAACTATCAGAAAGATCTTACAGAGTCTAGAATTGAATCTGCTGAAGCTCATAATGCTTCTATTCGTCAGATTCGTCAAGATGAAGTTGATAAGATCAAGGAGAAGATGAATGAGCATATATCTAAGATCGAGACAGAGAAAGCAGAAATTGAAAGCACTCAAGAAGCTATCGAAGAACTTATCAAAACAATCACAGACAAATCAAGTGTCAAGTCAAAAATCGACAAAGCTCGAAACTTAAATCAAGAACTCAATTCAAATCTGCGTAACTATATGAAAGAGCTTGCATTCTATCATGACAACGACAATTGCCCTACATGTAAACAAGGTATTGCTCACGAATTCAAACAAGAACAAATTACTACAAAAGATCAAAAGGTAGCTGAACTTGAAAAAGGAATTGACGAATTAAATTCAAAAAGGATTGGTTATGAATCAAGACTTGAAGCAATATCAGGAATTGAAGACGAGATTGCAGGACTTAACTTGCAAATTAGCGAACATCGAGCAACAATTAAAATCTCAAAAAATGCACTTGTATCTTATAAGACAGAACTTGACAAAGCTGAAGAAGAAGTCGAAGCGGTAGATCAAACTCAACTTAATTCTCTACGAGAAGCGATGCAGTCTATTGAAACTCAACAAACAGATTTATTTAATCATAAAGAAGTCTTGTCTGTGGTATCAACTATGCTTAAAGATGGAGGCATCAAATCAAAAATCATTCGTCAGTATATTCCAGTTATGAACAAACTCATCAATAAATACTTGAGTGCCTTTGATTTGTTCGTTGACTTTCAACTTGACGAAAACTTTAATGAGGTGATTAAGTCTCGCTTCAGAGATGCTTTCTCGTACTCTTCATTCTCAGAAGGTGAGAAGCTTCGTATCACTCTATCGATTATGCTATCATGGAGAACAGTGGCAAAACTTCGTAACTCAGTATCAACTAACTTATTGGTACTTGATGAGACTCTAGATGGTGCAATGGACAGTGTTGGTGTTGAGAACTTGATTGAGACTCTGCAAAATCTAAACGCGGAAGATAATATCTTCGTTATCAGCCACCGGGGCGATCAGTTCGGTGACAAATTTGAAGGACACATTAAATTTGAAAAGGTTAAAAATTTCAGTGAAATAGCAGCATAGAAAGGATCCCAATGCGACATTCAGTAGAAGATCTTATTAGAAGAATAAATGCTATGAAAGATAAAGCGATTATGGTTCACCGTCTTCGCAATGAGTTTTCTGAACAAGCAGAAAAAACTTACGACAAGCAGACCTGCGACGAGCTTATCGCTGATATCCAAGCTTTAGCTCTTGGTATAGCCAACGACAAAGAGGGCGATGACATTATTACTGAGATGGATTCTTGGAAAGAAAAATGAAACTACTTAATCCCAAAAGCTATATTACAACTCACTTGCATGATAGAGATACTTATGCCACTATGGTACATGAGTTCTTCAACCTTGATACGTACGGTTGGTGGTATCAGGTAAAGCCAGGCGACGTTGTAATGGACATCGGTTCCTGCATTGGAATGTTTACTTGCAAAGCTCTGGATCAAGGAGCTAAACATGTTTATGCAGTAGAGCCGAATATCAAACTTCTTCATACGACTATGGTCAATGCCATGCCAGCTATTTCAAGATCGGCAGAGCAAAGAGTAACTCCTATCAACGCTTTCATCGGTCACTCAGATCATGGGTTTGGTGTTAAAGGAGACCAGGCTCCGCATAAATCATTCAAACAGATTATAGAAGAATATGAGATTGATCATCTTGACTTCTTGAAGGTTGACTGCGAAGGTGGCGAGTACGACATCTTTATAAAAGAAAACTATGACTTTTTACGCACCAAGGTGAACCATATTGCTATGGAAGTACATCTTGACGTATATCCTGAGGCACCCGAACGATTTATCAAGATGAGAGAGAAGTTCATACGAAAATGGCCAGGCTATGTTAGATTCATAAAGGCAGAACACAGAAAGAAAACATGGGACGACAACTATATAAGAGGAGACTGGCCAATAGGCTGGGGAAGCTCTTGGATGATTTATTTAACACGTCAGTGAATAAAATGGTTTACAAAGTGAACATTGCGTGTTACAATGTTAATTATATGATACAAACAGGTGAACATGTCTAAATTCTATACATCAGTCGAGCGTTTCATTAACGACATTCTAGTTCGTGGATATGAAAACGGCAGACCATTCCAACGCAAAGTCAAATTCAAGCCAACACTATATGTTCGTGCTCGTGAAAACGCAACACACAAATCATTGATCGGTGATGTACCTCTCGGTGCTACTCGTTTCAATAGTATGATCGATGCTCGTAACTTTATCAATCAGTACAAAGATGTACATGGCTTCGATATCTGTGGTACTATGAACTACGTCACCCAGTACATTCAAGAAGAATATCCTGGTGAGATTAAGTTTGATATGTCTAAGATCAACATTTGCTCTTTTGACATCGAGGTCGATATCTCGAACGGTTATGCCAACATCAATGAGGCTGACAAAGAAATTACTTCTATCGCCTACAAGTCTTCTAAGTCTAACACATATCACCTACTTGGTCGTAAGGACTTTGACAAGACGAAGACGATCACTGGTATTGATCCCGATGATATTTCGTTTATGAAATTCGATACTGAGATCGCATTGCTTGAGAGATTCATTCAGATCTGGCAGATGGAATATCCCGAAGTTATTACAGGTTGGAACGTTGAGTACTTCGACATTCAGTATATTGTTACTCGCATCATTCGACTTATGGGTGAAGAGAAGGCTAAGAAGCTTTCACCTTGGGGTCGTATCTCACCGCACTCAATCACCAAATTTGGCAAAGAACAGAAATCATATATCATTTCCGGCGTGACTGTAATTGACTATATGGATGCTTTCAAAAAGTTTGGTTATAAGTATGGCCCACAAGAATCTTACAAACTGGATCATATTGCTCACGTCGTTCTCGGCGAGAAGAAACTTGATTACTCTGAATATGGAAATCTTAATGCACTTTATGAACAAAATCCGCAACTATATCTTGACTACAACCTCAAAGATACTCAGCTCATTCAAAGAATGGAAGACGAATCTGGACTTCTTTCGCTTGTACTTACTGTTGCTTATGGCGGCGGGGTTAACTTCAGTGATGCATTTGGTACAGTAGGAATTTGGGAAACAACCATCTATCGTCGCTTGATGAAAGATAAGATTGTTCCGCAACTCAAAGGTGGGCCTGGCGCGCGAGCTGGTGAACTCGTCGGTGGCTATGTTAAAGATCCAAAAGTTGGCATGCATCCGTGGGTTGTATCCTTCGATCTTAACTCTCTGTATCCACACTTGATGCTACAATATAATCTATCTCCTGAAACTTATGTTGAAGATGATCGCCAATACGTATCACAAGAAATGGTACTCGATGGTTCATATCAAAACAAAACAGAATATGCAGTATGTGCAAACGGGGCATGCTTCCGGAAAGACAAGCTCGGCATCATTCCTGAGATCATTGATGAATACTACAATCGTCGTTCTCTGATTAAGAAAGACATGCTTCGAGTTGAGCAAGAAATCGAAAATGAAACTGATCCTACGAAAAAACGTCAGCTTCAATCTAAACAGACACAGCTTCATAACAATCAAATGGCTATCAAAATTGCTATGAACTCTCTTTATGGCGCAACTGCTAATATCTACTTCCTCTACTATATTAACGACATGGCTGAAGCCATTACAACATCAGGTCAGCTTTCAATTCGTTATGCTCAAAAGTCTGTTAACGAGTATCTCAACAAGATTCTCAAAACTGACGGTAAAGACTATATCATCTATATTGATACCGACAGTATCTATGTAGACTTCGGTCCTTTGGTCAAGGCATCCTTCGGCACTGTTGATATTGATCGTAAGAAAGGCGAAGAATTCCTTGATAAGGTTTGCTCAACTAAGATTGAAGAAATAATTGAAAAAGGTTACATTGATCTTGCTTCGAAGATGGGTGCATATCGTCAAGCTATGGTAATGAAACGAGAAAAGATTACTGATAAGTCAGTATTCATCGCTAAGAAGCGGTACATCATGAATACTCTCAACTCAGAAGGTGTTCATTACGAAACTCCAAAGATATCTGTAACAGGTCTTGAATCTGTAAGATCTTCAACACCAGAAGTTTGTCGTGATAAACTCAAAGAATCATTCAAAGTTATTATGAATGATGGTGAAGAAGCAATTCAAAATTTTATTAGCCAATTCAAATCTGAGTTCTTCAATCTTCCACCGGAGGATGTCGGCCGCAACTCAGGTACTGACAACATTGAGAAGTATACAGTTAGTGGTACTTACAAGAAAGGTTGCCCGATGCATGTCCGTGGCTGCATCCTATATAACCAGTATCTCAAACAAAACGGCTTGTCGAATCGTTATGAATCTATTACATCAGGCGACAAGATCAAATTCGTGTATCTCAAAGTACCGAATCCAATCAAAGAAAACATCATTTCGTTCCCAGCGGTTCTACCAAACGAATTCAATCTTAGACCGTATGTGGATTATGAAACTCAATTCAACAAAGTCTTCCTTAGTCCTCTTGAGTCAATCCTTGAAGCACTCGGATGGTCTTCTGAGAAGACAAACACGATAGAGGAATTTTTTATATGACACAGCAAAAACTTGCTCAGCTTGAAGCCGCATGGCGTTATCAAAACACAATCGTGGATGCGTTAGAAGCTGAAAGAGCGCCGGACAAATATATTACCAAAGCTAAAAAAGAACGTTTAAGAATTAAAGATATGATTGCTAATTTAAAGGAGAAAGATAATGACTGATATGGTTAATGACATTTATATGATGCATAATAAATTTGGCGTAAAAGAATGGTTTGAAAAAAACAAAAACCATAAAGAGCTTATGCGCAAGTATCTTACTTTCCGTATGTTGATGGTTCATGAAGAATTGCACGAAACCCTTACGGCTATCAATAATGGCGATTCTGAAGAAATCGTTGATGGTTTAATTGATATGATTGTGTTTGCTATTGGTACTCTTGACGTTATGGGTGTTGATGCAAATAAAGCATGGGATGAAGTTTATCGTGCCAATATGGCAAAGGAACCTGGTGTAAAGCCTGGTCGGCCGAACCGTTTTGGTCTGCCTGATTTGCTAAAACCAGCAGGGTGGACACCACCTTCGCATGAAGGTAATCACGGCGAATTAGATAAAGCCTTGTAAGTTTTACATTACTGTCACAAAACTTTTAGGTTTCTGTAATAAATAATTTAAGGCAAGGTGGTAAATACCTTGCCTTTTTTATGTGAGCGACGGGGTAAAGCCGTCAAGCAAAAGGAGAACTAAATGGAACTACTCACAATGTGGAGTCTTATCGGATTCCTGCTTGCTGCATACGCAGTAATCGCCAACGATTCAGTACAAACTCTCGGTACTTGGATGGCATCAAATAACGAGAGATTTAACTATAAAGTATTATGGGCCGCAGCATCTGCGGTTTTGTTATATACACTATGGTATGGTTGGTATATGAATGGCGGTGATATATCATATGGCCGTTTGAATAAGATCCCATTCCAAGATGTACAATGGTATCATGCTGCTGCACCAGCAATCCTTGTTTTACTTACACGGATGGGTGTACCGGTTTCAACATCATTCCTGGTCTTAT